TTTAGTAGGGGGGTATGGGGAATAGGATGAATAAAACCTACAAAAAAAAGCCCCGAAACCGCGTGTTATATAGATTTATGGGGATTATACAAAAATCTTGATTTCTGGACAGTTGTGGTAATTTTATACGGAAATAATACGGTTAATTTAAGGGATATTAATTTTTAATTAGGGTATTTATCCCAACTAAATAAAATTTAATGGTTGTTTAAATATTCAATAAACAATATTTAAATGGCATTTATTACCATCATTAAATGATCTTCAACTACGTTTGCAGTTAATTGTTGATCTGAGATTGGGAAGCCAACTAATTGTCTTTCTGGCAAGCCAGGATGATTTACTTTCTTAGCAAATCTGCCGCCGAAATAAAGTGCTTTTTTATTTAATGGCTCAATTAGGTAAGGTTCTGTACCGCCATGATGCCAAGTCGCCAGTTGGTTATTTCTAGCGCCATCAAACCCAAGTCTTAAAGAGTCATCATTAACTTGGTAATTAAAGCTCTGTAGCATATCGCCTGTTGCACTGAGTGGCTTCTTATTTGCAACTTTACTTGCGCCTCTGTCATTCAAACGCCCGTCTTTTCCATAGCTTGATTTGCTAAGCCCATCGGCAAAGGAATCATAAGTACTCTTTGCATTTGGTTTCCACGCTGTACCATCAGGTGCAAGGCCCACGCTGTGGCGTTCCTGATTAACTCTTAGTAGACTTTCACCAATGCTGCCTAGCATTTGCTTCGGTGTTGCTATCTCTGCTTGAACCGCTTTAAGCACCATTTGTAAATGATGGTCTTGAAATTCAATCGTGTATTGCATATACTGTCCTTGTGGTGACGAAGCTGTGGCTCTGCATAAGCCCTCAAATCGAATCCATTAAAGCGACCCATGCAGAGGTCGCTTTTTTATTTCTTGAACACCAAGCGACCATTTCTCTGTTTATTGAAGTAAGCCTCTTGCAGGGCTTCGGTTGGCTGGGTAGTCATGAATGCTGTTGATCCTGTCCAACCCGTTCTACCCCACTCAAATACAGACACCGCATATTCATTAGTACCGTCTACTTCAAAAGCTTTTAAGTAACGTCTTTTAAGCCGCCAGCGCCCTTTTTCGTGATGATCTTTAACCCACACCCACCATATTTCATCTGGCTCAATTAGAGTCATTGCCAAGAGGTTAATATATTGCAACCGCTTTAATTTCTTTTCGCTCGATAGCCACTTAAACTCACCTTTACCATCTTGAAATAAAGCCTTAGTGATTGCCAAGGTACTGCCTGCTGCATCGGTAAACGCTGAACCTGTTTGCATGTCTGCTCCGAATACATCTAAAAAATCAGCCACGGCTAATTCAGGCTGTATATCTGCTGGCAAAATAGCGGCGCCGTCTATTTTTGTGGGTGTTGGCATTGTTGGCACTTTAAAACCTGTAGGCCACTCGGCACCGCGCTCTTTTAATACGGCATCATAGCCTGTTAATGGCGGCACTGTATGCGGTTCAAGGTAGGCTTTACCTACGTTGTAACCAAAGCCAGGATCAATTCCTTGTGGTACGGTGACCATGTGTGGATTATTGCCATTTTTACCAACAATACGCTCTTCATAGACAATCTCTGGTGCGGTATCTACCCCCGCCTTACCTTGAGACTCCCATTCTTGCTTAGCCTCAAAATGAGAGAGAGAGTCTATGCGGCAATTGCATCCCCAACCATTCTGTGGCATGTGTGTATCAAACCAAGCATCATCGGCTGGCAGTATTAAGTTATCCCATGCTTTATGGTTAAGTCGTGGGTGTTCAATGCTGGTGTGACGGTATTGCCAATACGGACGCAAATGCTTAACAGCCTGCATTTGCACATAGCGGCCAGCATTGTAGCTTTGCTTTATATTGGTACCGTAAATAATGCGGCTACGCCAGCTAGGTGAGCCATTGTATGACCAACCATGCTTGGTGGTGATATCTTGAAAGCGCGTTTTAAAGTCTGCATAGCCGCCACCGTTCTGTTTAGCATCTTGAATGGCGTTATATAGGTCTTCAAGCAACGCGTCACTTTGTGCGCCTGCTACTACAAAGGCGTGACTGTGTTGCTGCTGCCAGAGGCTTGTCCAATCAGCGCTTGGTAGCTTAATTTTGGCTTTTTGGAAGTCGATAGCTTCTTTAAAAGGTAGTTGTGCTGGGTTAGTTGCCATTACTGAATTAAGCCTTGGTTTTGTTGACCACTAACGCCGTGATTTAACTCCGCATCGTTTCCATTGTTGCGGCCTGCTGCATAGTCATTAAAATCACGGTTACTCAAACTTGCTTTTTTGTTTCTATTACGAGTTTTCATGGTGACTAATGACGGGTAAGTAATTTGCATATACGCATCAATTTGCGCGTCTTGTTTTTCAGATCCTGCAAATGAAGAAATCTTACCCGCAACAGCATGAACCCAACCCTCACAAAACAAGTCAGCACGTCTGGTTTTGGTAACAGTTTTACAGCGTTTTAATACTGTTTTAATGTGTTCAGCACGTTGGCGCTTTAACTGACGAAATAGAACTTCAAAAGCATACTTAGCAACTTCGGGTGAGGCTCCACATCCGATAAATGTCCAACTACTTATGTTCATAGACCCTTTAAAAATGATATTGCAGCCGAATGCATCAGCTATACGGCCTGCTAAACGAGATTCCCAATTAGCTGGCTGGCGTAAAGCTCCAGCTTTGGCGTAAGCTTCCGATACTCCAGCCGCCAACATATCCTCTTCATCAATGCCAAACTTCGCCATGAGTGCCTGCGCTTGGCGTAGTGCCGTTTCAGCCTCATGCTCATTACTACTGGCTGATAACGCTAGGCATTTCTTAATTTTTTCTATAGCGTCTTTCTTATTCATTGGACACCTCAACAAACTCTTGACCGTATTTTCTCCAACAACGAGTAACAGCAACTAGATTTTTTGCATCAATAAATTTTTGCCAACAATAATTTAAGGTTAGGACAAAAAGCAAAGTGCTTAAAGCTAAGCCAGATAAAAGGCATACCAATTGCCCAACTAACATAAACCATGCATCAAAACTATTCACTCGGAACCTCCGCTCTACCAGCTAAGTGCGCCGCAGCCATACCGAGTGCGATGACTTCTGTGAGCGCTGGCACGTTGAAGCTAAGGGCTAGTGCCTCTATGCCTTCAATGGCTGCGTCAAAGTCCCCAGCCTCTGCTACTACAGCAGCTATTTGTTGCACTAATGCAGCCTCATGTTTTGCGCCAAGTGCTGCTAGTTGGGCGGTATATGCATCCGTGATGTCTGCGGTTTCTGCTTTTTGGCTTGCCAGTGCTGTTAGCTTGGTCAAAATATTGTTGGTCAACGCTGCGTCTTTTTTATCATCTGTTTTGCTGGCCTTGTCATCGTTGCCATCATTACCTGATGCATCCACTGGCTTTGCTTTACCTAGCAGCTTTGCTGACTCTTCCGCGCGTGGTATTTGCAGGATTTTATGTGCGTAGTCAACGTCAATTTCCATACCAAGATTTGCGGCTTTCTCAAGCACATCTACCATTTTCTTTTGGTCTACGGTTTCTTCGGTCTGGTACGTCCATTTAGGCAGGCGGCCATCGGTAAACATGCCATTAAATGCACTGATTGGCTTGATCAGCTGTGCATTAAGTGTAGGCTCAATTTGGCGCACGTCATGCAGCAATATTTCACGGCGTACTTTGTCGTAAATCATGATGCGCGCTTCTGATGTGGTTTTACCATCCAACTCGCCACCTAATATGGCTTTGGATTGCTTGTTTTCCCAATACTCAATGGTGCTTAAAAAGTCGCTGATTGTGCCTGCTTTTGTGTCTTTTATAAACTCAATGGTCATATTGCTTGGCACGACGCCTGCACCATCGTTGCCGATATTACGCACAGCTTTTAGTAGTTCGTCACGCTGTGTTTTGCCTATGCCAGCTGGATATTTACCAAGGCGCAAAGGTAGGCCGTAGACCTCTAAGAAACGCTGCATGTCGCGCACGTTGTAGGCTTTGTAGGCATATGTCCAAGCTAGTACTCTGAATAGCGCTGATTGCTCTAAGTAGCCAGATTTAGCACTGTGCTCGTGAATAATCCAGCCATTAGGCCGTAGCGATTCTGGAATGCCGTTAGACAGGTATTTAAGCTCACCTGTGGTGCGTTCAATTTGAAAATGACGCTGTGGCACAAAGAATATGTCTTTAGGTAGCCACACATCACCACGCTGCCAGTTGTATTCAAGCGCTGAAAAGCCTTTGCCAACTGCATCTGCGATATCGTATTGAGCATCTTCAATACGTGGAATATTGCGCAGCATGTCTTCAAGCTCTACTGTGCGATCCAACTCTGATTGGGATGCATCCTTAGGTGGTTGCAGCGTCCAACCCAAGCCAGTAATTGACCGTTTACGCTTGCTTAGCTCACTGAATATATGTGAGTCTTGCTCTTCTATCAGCTCAAACAAGGCCGCTTGATGCGTGATCATGCCTTGGTCTGCCATCGTGAAGGCACTAGCTAGGCGGCTTGGGTCTAACGTATTCACTGAGCGATAGTTAAGCTCAATTGAGTTTGTGCTACGTGGCCCTGCCTGTAGACCTGTATCTGGTGCAGTTAATGTCTTTTTAACCAGTGCGGCGCGTTTGTGTTTTCT